GTTACATTGTTGTTTTCTCCGCATACATCACATCTTCCGTAATGCCATGTGGAAATTCTTGATGTTAATTGGCCATGCTTCTTACCGCACTCCCAGCATGACCAGCTAGGATAGTTTTTCATTCGCACGAATATATCGTTGACGATAGTTTGAGTTTAGGTAGCTCACTCATCTCTTTGATGAATGATAGGTCTTCAAATACAATCCGGTTGGTTGGTAGGATTGTGATTCTTCCGTTGTTGAGTTTGATAAAGTAAAAGGTTTTATCTTGCTCTGGCGAATTGCTCCACCCGTCATTTACATGGGTAACTTCAAATAGATACTCTCCCATGTGAATAGTTCCATTGCACTTGGCGCGGATTCGGAAACCAGCGAGGATAGGGTTCTCAATGATCGTGAAGTCATTGGAATAGCAATCCCACATTTGGGCCTCATGCTTCATCCACAAGTTATTCGTCTTGGAGAATGACACCGCATGGGGAGGAACGCCACGATAGAGCATCCCACCATTACGGAATATCACATTAAGACCCCACATCCTGCCGGGTATCGAGGTTATCCCGACCCACATCGCCTCCTGCCAGCCACAGGGAGCCTCATGTGTAAAGTATGAGTCAACCCAAATGTAATGGTGTTTTGGGAGGGGAGCGATCTTGGAGTAGATCATTTCATTGATTTGCTACCTTTGCACTTCCATTTGCGGCGTGAAAGGTTATTCGGGGAGTTAGGATCACTCTTCCAATCTCCCTTAATCTTTGCTGATCTAGCACAATATGCATCCCCCTTTGCTGTTCCGGGGCGAATGCGGTCTTTACCATCTTTAGCCTTACCAGCCTGCCCGAAGCGGACAGTCTTCTTTCGACCAGTCTTCGGGTTGGTAACGATCTTCTTGAATCGCTTTTCCATTATTTCTTTTTCTTCTTGGACATTCCAGCTTCAGCGAGGGCAATAGCCAATGCTTGGCGACGGCTCTTAACGATAGGAGCCTTCTTTGGGCCTTTAGGGTTCTTGCCGCCATGCAGTTTACCTGCTTTGAACTCACGCATTACTTTAGCTACTTTTTTCTTACCATTCATAATTCAATACCTTCCATTCCATCTCGTATTAGATTGAAGAACAGGTCAGCCGACATGGTAACTTTCCAGTCCTTATTGTTTTTCTTGTGGGCTACAATCCAATGTTTCCCACCAGAGTCTTTAGTAGCCTGCTCACAGGCTTTATCAAGATTTAGATTCTCCACAAACTTAACTTCCATGTGGAGGTTGCTTAACTCCTCACAGATGACATCTGGGCTATCTGTGCCTCCAGCGTATTGCTGTCCACGGCGAGCGGTGAATCCTTGGGCGCGGAGTTCGTCCCTCCACATCCTTTCACCGCGCTTACCTTTTTGTCTGGAGTTAATCATTTGAAAGAAATATTGGTTACTTTTTCTTTCACCAAATCCCACGCCTCACGGTCGCAATCGTCACCCAATGGTTTCCAGTCTGGATGCTTTTCAGCGTCCTCATAGGCTTGGAGAAGTTCATTTCCGATCATCATTCTGGTGCGCTCACCGATATGATCCCAAGCGGCAGATAGGTCTTGAGCAAATGCACAAGTCGCAATTGTCCTTCTTCCTAGATAATATCTGAAAGCAGCATGAATCAACTCATCTGCATCGAAGATTCCCATTAGTTTCATCGTTGTCATCCTAGAATGGCTCGACATCATCTGTCAACATTTTTTTATTATCAAAGTTATCTCTGATGTATACCGCCTCTTGGTAGCATCTCTCGGCGTAGGCATAGTTTTTCTTGTCTTGTTTATGCCAGATTTTATCTGCGATGTCCAAAAGCCGACTAGCTTTGTTGAAAAGAATGTCCGTATTTTTCACCATTGTTCTTCAAATTTTGAGAGTTCCCCGTTCATTTGGACATTGATCGAATAGTTCCGTGGGCCACGGCGGTTCTTCTTCACCACGATCTTACTCTTATCGTTCTTGTGTTCTATGCATACTACCTGATCGGAGTGCATACCAATCGCCCTAGACTCGCGTAGCCTTCCTTCATCGTTGAGTTGGGAAGCTGTCAGCATCACCGCTTTATGCTTCATAGCGCAGGTTTTTAGCCTTCTTGCTATCTCGGAGATGGCATTCTCTCTGTTCTCTACATTTGGCATATTCACGATTTGGATGTAGTCTACCGCGATTACATCTGCCCGATCTTCGCCGCAATATCTGGCAATTTCGCTTTCAATATCTTGGATGTCGCTCACAAAGTCTATGACTTCGATTGGTAGAGTGTTCAGTTTCGTCATGGCGTCGATTACCTTTGGGAGTTCTCTGCCGTGTTCTGTTTTATATTCTTCCATCTCGCGGATTGGGACACCGGAAATACAAGCCGCCATCCTTCGGTAGATGTCTTCTCCAGACATTTCGAGAGAGAAGAAGAGAACAGACTTACCTTCCAGCAGGTTTGCCATCGCCGCTTGGACTAATAGTATCGACTTTCCACCACCAGTTTCAGCGGCAGCGGTCATCATCTCTCCCTTGTGCATCCCACCTTTGAGTGTCCTATCCAGCATGATTAGTCCAGTAGGATAGAACTCTTCCTTCGTCTTACCCTCAATCTCGTCAATGATCCGATTGAGCATATCCTTCTTGGTGCGCTTCGGCTTCTCGTTACCTTTACCCACTGAATTTATCGTTAACGATAATTTGGGCAAGTCGCCTCGGCCTCGGCGGATTTGGAACTCTTGTTCCTCCCACTCTTTGATTAGGTCGCGGTAGGTCTTCGCCTCATGGAGTTCCTTGCGATAGTCGTCAGCCATGTCTTGGCACACCTTGCCGGGTGGTATCGTTAAGACCGAGAAGATGCGCTGGAGGTTATCGTATCCTCCTACTGATTCCATCTGGCCCTTGGACTCTAGCTCTGTAATGGCGTTAAATTCGTCGCATACCCCGTTCCGCTGGTGGAACCCTTGGACGGCATTAAAGATCGTTTTATGGAGCGGTAGAGCGAAATACGAGGCATCCCACTTTTGATGCTTCAGTATCTCCGAGTCTTGGACGATCAGAGAAAGCGCGGCTTCCTCGCTGTTTGTTTTGATTGGTATAGGTTTCATTATCGGTAACGATATTTTAGAAGTCGTTAAAGCGGTAGTTTTTTGAATTTGATTTATTATCTTTTATCCATTCTGCTTTGAATCCACGCCATCCACGGACGACGCATTCAGTCAAAACATCCTCTAATGTCATTGAAGCCTTTTCTGCTTCATTCAAAATTCCAGCTAACGCCGTTTGAGATAGCGGAGCGCGTTTTGATTTGCGTAGTGCGATGAAGTCACTCCAGACTTGTTCGCTAACATCATTTGGTTTTTGAATGATAACTTTTTCAAATTTAGTTTTTGAAGGGATTATAGGGTTTATTTCTTTGCTAGTAGTTTCTGTTTTAGTCTCTGGTATTGCTTCGTCAGAATGATCCTCCGATCCGTCAAAATGACGCTTCGGAGAGACACCATTCTTAATCCTTTCAGCGCACTCTTCGATGATAGCATACCCGCTTAACGGCATATTTTTCGATGCCAATTGAGTTATGATTTCAACAAAATTAACCCTGTAATGGTATGTTTTATCGAATCTATATTTTGGATTTGGATTCATCCTGCGGCGTAAAAAATTCTTTTTTACTAATCGCTCTAAAACCCTATTCATTGTTTTCTCACTTATCGCTCCAAACATTTCCCCGACTAATTCAGAGGCCGATTTGTAAATCCATCCGTGAGACAAAACTGGGACATGATCTACTAGCATTGTGTATTCCTCTTCCAAAAACTTATCAATATCCTTGATTCTTTCAGACCAATAACACATTTGATTCAAGATCATTGCCTCTTCAAGACATCCAGTGATTTTAAAAAGTTCTTCTTTTAAAACCATCCTACCTAGCTTTTTAGCATTCATAATCTTTTCCAAGCTTCAGATTTATAATTTATAACTAATGCTTCTCCGTCGTGGCATAAAAGTTCCAAGCAAGCCAATACTTCCATAGCATTATTTACTTTTCTTTCAGAGCATTGCATAACAAATGCTAAATGCTTTGAATCTCCTGTATATCCACCAATACAATTTTCTATGTATGATAGAATTATTGTTTGAAGTTTATTTAATGATCTTAAATGTAAGATCTTCTTGCTTATCATTATGCCGCCATTTTCTACTATTGGGCAATATTCATTTACTTTCATTTTTATTAAGGCCGCGCCCCCCTGCCGATCAGAAGTCCGGCGAACTGACGGGTGAAGAAAAATCGGCAAGGGAGCTGCGATATATTTGTTGGTTCAATTTATTACTTCTATTTTCGTCTGTTCTTCACGCAGACGGCAGAATTTCTCCTGCACCGCTGAATCTAATCAACAATCTTTTGTTGTCAATCTTTTTTTTGGATGATTGTTTCACCAATGATGATCTCGTCGATTTCCCCTCTAGACCAACCACCTAGTTGATCCATGATGTCTTCCCAGCAGCCTTCAGCCATGTCTTGATCTGGGAGTTTGATGATGTGCTTCTGGCGAACCATATTCATCTTCTCGGCGTCAGCCATGATCTCCATCATATAGACCTGCGGGACTTGCTCTGAATAGACTGCGATGGTGGCTTTCCCACCCTTACGGATAGCCATAGAGAGATACCACCCGGCTGGCTCTTGGACTTCGTAATCGACTACTAGGCCAGTATCCAGAGTATTGGCGAGAATCATGTGTCCAGCTAGAGTGGCGAGTTGTATTGTGGTAAATGCGGCATCGGCATACTCGTTGGCTTGCGGGTAGTCTTCCATTTATCGGCGACGATAGAGGGATTGCCCTTGACCTGTCAACAAACTTTAATTAACTTACCGCCATGTTAGATCATCCGTTGATGCAGGCATACATCGCCTACGAGGCAGTTTGCCGACAGAGTAAAGAGAACATCCAGAATAGCCGCAAAGAGTTCGGCCAGAAGCTACGCGAGTCACGCAAGCAGATGGGAAAAACTGTGCGAGAAGTAGGGGAGATTCTTGGAACAACGGGATCATTCATCAACCAAATCGAAACCCAGCACAGAAGTATTCTTAAACGATACCAAGTAGAGAGACTGATTGAAATATGTTATCACGCCGCAAACCGCTCCGAGCAAAAAGTGGATTCAAATCTAGGGGCGGTAGGCTAAAGCCTGTTTCCGATTCGCGCAGGGAGAAGAATAAAGAGTATGCCAAAGTCAGAAAAGAATACTTACAAGAAGTCAACGGGAGATGCGAAGTCTGCGGTGGACAAGCAACCGACATCCACCACAAAAGCAAGCGTGGAAAGAATCTCTGTTCCAAGGATACTTTCATGGCTGTGTGCCGCCAATGCCACACTAAAATCGAGACAAACCGAGCGTGGGCCAAAGAAAAAGGCTATCTAATTTACCAATACAAATAACTATGTTCCAAGGATTCATTACCTGCAAAGGATATATCAGCGACGAAAACCAATACAAAATCCGCTTCCGCCAAGACTACTCGGATTGCTGGATTAAGAAACAAGACATCCAGAAGATTGAAAAAATAGAGAAGACCCATGAGGGTGATGTCTTCGCTTTGATTACGGTTACAGAAGAGACAGCAAACTTCCTTGAATTGGAAGGTGTCTTGGAGTAAAATATTTTCGGCAGGCAGGTGTTTAACTCACATAGCCAGCGTAATCCCTCTCCGTCCTTGCGGCGTGAAGGAACATGGCGGGATGGGCGGTGCATGGTCACCCTAGACTCCCGAAAGCCCACATCTGAAAAGGGGATGCATACTCGTTCCTGCCGAATTACTCTTCTCCCCAATCGTCGCTAGAGTATTCCTCTAGTTCTGCTACTGGCTTCTTATCTTCTCTAGCCCAAAAGCGATTAGTTGGAACAGGCTTATCGTTACCGATAAAAACGAGTCCATTCTTCCTAGCCATCTCAACCATATAAACGATAGAGTCAGCCAAGTCTGGAGATGAACCTACACGGGCCTTGTAGTCGTTCTTGGTTTCAATGCTGATCTTCCTATTCTTTAGCGTGTATCTACGCAGGCAGAGTTCGCGGCCAAGATCGCTGGCATAGTCCACGCCAAAGATGACGCGAGACTTAAAGCCATGATAGACAGAATACCAGTATTCAGAAACAAGACGATCATAGACTTCTGTGCAAGGACGCTTATCTACCTCGGCGGCGATACGATCAGTCGGCTTACCCATAGAAGAAATAAGAACGATAGAGTGGCCAGAGGAATCGGTCTTGAGCCATTCGCGGATGATAGCTTGTCCTACGCGACCACCATCACCGGAAACATCCATACCGAAACGCTTTGGTTCTACCCCTTCTTCTCTAGCGATACGAACAACCTTCTCGGCAAGCTGAACCTCAAATTCAGCGGTATCGCTGGCAGAGAGTTGGATCACATGCTGTCTGGTGAGATATAGGACTCGGTTCTTGGTTCCGCGAACGAAGCCTAGTTTACCTACAGAAAGAACGCACCGATCTCCACCTGCCGTGAATGCGGTGTCAAACCCCGCAACTTTGACAAACCCATCAGAATCCCATAAAGGTTCATCAAGAGTATCAGAGTTACGAATGACATCAGCGGTAAGGATGGTTTGTGCGAACCCAGCTTTTGGCCACCAACCGATAGCATTACGCACATAGTCCACAGCACTCTCGTCTCCATAGCATTGCTTGAGCATCTGCATCTGCTTCTTCCGATCCATAAGGAATGGGAAAGGAGATGGCTCATCGGCTGGAGCTTGGAAGTTAGGAGACTTCATGCCGTTGTAGAACAAGCATACGCCCG